GGCTCGGGCCTCGTCCGCCGTGATGTCAGCCTGCATCGACTTGATGCGGGTGAAGGGCGTGTGGTGCGTGCCGTTCAGAACCGGCTTAACCCAAGACTGGTCGCGGTCGATGAAGGCCGGCGGGACGTCGAGGTTCTTGGCGTCGGGGAACAGAAGGTCGATGTTGGAAATACCGTAGGTCTTCTCGGCGTGAGCGATGTCCGCGTGCGTGAGACCGTTGGACTCGGCGACATCCATGAAGACGTCACGAAGCGAGTTTGCTCCTCGGCGGGAAGCGTCGGTGAAAGCATCGACGATAGCCGAGTGGAACAGGGCATCGTTGTCAGTAGGCGTATCGTCATTCTCGAAGATGTTGCTGTGTGCCACGGGGGCTCCTTCCTTGTCAGACTCCTCAGAGCCAGTCTCTCCCTCAGCGGCCTTTCCGATGAGGAACATAAGAACGTCCTTCTGCTCGTCGGTCATGGAGTCGACGATGTCCTGGACAGTCTTTTCGCCCGAAGACGAATTGGTGGGTTCAGATGCGTGGGAAATGTGTTCGCCGGTCATAATATATGCCTCATCTGTAGACTCGTAGGTGCCGTCACCGTGGGCGAGGGCGATGTTTTCGATCTTGGCGCCGGGATTAGCGCCAGATAGGACCAGAGAAACTTCAACGATGTTGCCGTGCTTGACATCGCCACCGCTCTGGGTAAGCTTGTTGGCGAAAATAGACATCGAGTCCACATCGCCGTGCTTCAGAAGCTCCTTTGCGTGAGCTGCTGCAGGGGTTTCGTTGAAGAAACCATAAGCGTAAACGCCTTCGGAACGATTCTCGAGCTGGACATGACCAAGCACGTTTTCGAGATTTGCGTGACCGTGCTGCCAGACCAGTGGGACAACATCTCCGTCGTTATCGGCGAAGGCGTTGTGCCGGATGGTCCTGCCGTCACTGCATCGAATATCGTTCTTGGTAGCCCAACCTGAGAAATCAAACGAATTCGTCATTCTCTTCCTCTTCCATTGGATCATCGGGCGGAGGTTCCGAACCTTCGTCCATTGGGTTAATGTTGGGGTTGCTGAGTGAGTCTCCGACCGGTTCCTCACTTCGAGGGAGTCCAAGATATGAACGAACCTCGTTTGGTGTCATGATCTGGGTAGTGACCATGCTCTGTGCGATCTCGGAGACCTTTGCGATCGATACGTTCTGGAATGGATCCCTGAAGTATTTGACCGTCTGTCCTTGTGATCGCGCAGTCTTTGTGATGAACGTCTTTGCCATGCTAGCTGTAATCTCGGAGACGATTGGCTCGATCGTGCGATTATAGTAGTTAAGCATGGTCTGCTCATCGGCAGTGCCATTAAACACGGCCTCGGGCATACCGAGGGTGTTGTACAACTGCTGAGTCAGATACTTGATCTGTTCGAGAAGATTGTTCTCTGCTGGACGATTCAGCTGAGTAAACTTCTCAGCTGCGTCCATATATGCAATGCCGAACTGACCATTAGAAAGTTGTCTCTCGACATCCTTCATTCGCTTTTCAGCTTCTTCCTTACGACGTTCGGTGCGAACCGTATAAGGAAGCTGAACAATCAGATCCAACTTCTTACCAGCAGCGGCATTGTCGATCGTATCCAGAATACGAAGCTTCGAACTCAGTCGGGAAGCCAGCGATCCCTTATTAGAGGTGATGGCGCCCAATGGGTTCTGTACAATTGATACGAGTCTCTTAGGTAGTTCGACCTGCTCCCGATTACCCGTCAGTTCGTTATAGACATCCACCACTACGGAAGTTGTCTTGAACTGAGCGACTCGTCCAACCCTTATCGTATATACATCATACGCGTTAGATCCCACTGGCGATGAGGAGTACTCCGTCGGTACGACGGCCGCAACCCCTTCTTCGAGGATGGTCAGGCATAGATCTTGGATGAATGACCGAGGGGTCTGATCTACGTTCGGTGCTACGGTTAGACAATCGTTCAGACCCGTAGACAGGTCTTCCATATACGTGTTGTCATAGTCACACCGAACATGCCTGATACCAATCTTAGAGACATCGACGGCGATCTGATTGAAAATCGTGTCGATGATGTTGGATTGCGGAATATACCGGAGAGGCGTCCTCGTCATTGGTGCGCTGGAACGAAGTTCGACGCTGAAAGGAGACTCTGTAGTCTCGGGATTCATGAACGCGTTCCATGCATGTGCGAGACGACCCATGTCACCTCCTTTCTATTCGTACTCATCACGATTCTGCTTATATGCGACAAGCGCATCCATCAGAGCCGCGACCGCGTCAATCTTCTGATCAGCGCGCTTCTTGTATAGTTTACGGTTACCGTTGGTATCCGAAATCACGATACAGTTACCCATGGCATACGACATGAGTTCCTGATCGAAATGGAGGTGTCGATCTTGAGCAAGTGCTTTCAACTCACCAAGAGGGACTGATTCTGTCTTAGCACCCTGGATTACCTTGACAATTCCATACTCACCGTGTTCGGTACCCCATCGCATGATGAAGTCCTTAGCATTGTACGGATCAAAGCCTACGGATCTGACATCGTACTCATTCTCTTCGATGAATGCTACGACGTCGTCATAGACTTCCATCATGTCTAGAATGGTACCGTCCAAAACCCGCAATGAACCTTCACGAATGAAGTGTTCATACTTCTCTCGAGCAGCTCCAGGAAGCTTGAGGTGGGTTCTCGACGAGATGTAACATCTGGTCTTGACTCCGAAGCTATCCGCGGTTAGCGGGAACAGGAAGGTGAATGCACAGAAGTCATCACCTTGCGAAAGGTCCAGACCCATTGAACACGGCATCCCCCAGAACTCCCTCTTCCTTTGCGGGAGGGTCTCCTGGTACGTGAAGAAGTATGTGTAACCCTCCATCGGGATTCCGAATCGTTTGGCTAGGATGTCGTTCCTAGCTTCTGGGACGTTCTCGGCGCGATTCACATCTCGCTGATAAGTCTCATACGATACGGTCCTACCAATGTTCGGCTGTGCCTTCATCCACATGTCGGGATTGGCTACCTCACTCACATCATCCAACCTGTAGTGCCAGATGGATGTGTGTGGATCATAGTACTCGCCCTTCAGGATCTTCGCAAGTTCCATTTTGATGCTATCGCCAACGGAGTTACGAACGGTACCTTCAGACGAGATGGCTACGATCACCCAGTCGTCAATTTTCGATGCGCCCTGTTCCAGAGCGCCTACAACGTCCTCACGAACGTCGCCCGACAACCATTCATCAACAGTATTTACCTTGGTTCGGAGGCCCTGAAGCTTGTCGATGCGCATTGGTCGGACCTCGACCAGGGAGCCATTGAGGAAGTTCTCAATGCCCTTCTTGGTAGAGGCCAGCTGCTGGCGCATCGCTCTGTTACCTGTCGTGTTCTGTAGGGATCCTACGGTCAGGAACTTGAACAAAGGACCTGGAGCTCTAGCTACAGCGGTGCGCATAGGAGACAGTGTCTCTTCTGCCTGCGCCATAGTAGGTGCTGTCGCTACCTGGTGGGTAGACGAGGTATCGATGTTCAAGAAGTATGCTTGCAGGAATGCTGCGTACATGGACTTGGCCGCACCTCGGGCGACGATCAGGTATTGCTTGTTAACGAGTCGCTTCTTAATACGCTTTGTGACATAGTGTCCGCCATGTCCGTCTTCGTAAGGCTCGTACACAGATAGTTCTTCGAAGTAGAACCATGACAGAAGCGACTCCGCCCACAGTTTGAAAGTCGGGAGCATCCTAACTGGGGAACCATCGGTCAGAGTAAGTTCCGCTTCGCAGTACTCGATGAAACCGTCAATGGCGGTACTGTCGTAGTAGTACCGAGGGTTTTCGATCAGCTGATCGATCCGGTTCATCTCCTTAGAGACCTCCTGACACACAGGTATGTCTCCTCGGATTACTGCATCTCGGAACTCCGCGTAGTATTTCGGAGTTTCTGTGTTGGAAAGCATACTAGATCTTGATTCCAGCCGCTCTGAATTGGTCGTAGAAGTCCTTATGGCGCTGTCGTTCTGCTGCCATCCTAGCGGCGGAGCGAATACCATCGATGTTGGTCTTTCGGACCTTGTTATACACCGACTGGCCGACTGAATGTGCTCGGTCTTTAATAACCGAGTTTGCAGGTATGATTCCCAAGGCTTGTCCGCCCTTAAACGCAGCCGCAGTAGCCAGGATTCCAACACCGACATTCCGGTAATTACCAAGAGCTACGTTCTTAACACCTCGAGCGGCCTTGCCGGCGCCCTTTACAGCATCAGCCCGACCTCGTTTGGAACGTGCTTCCTTACCGCGCTTTTCCCAGTCGGTATTAGCCACGTGATGGTCAAAGGCCTTCTTGTACGATGGATCCTTAGATCGCTGGTTGACCTTAGCCTTGATCAGCTTCCGTCTATTACCAGCACCCTCGCCGTAGTACATCTTGGCTCGAGTAAATTCCTTGGCATCCTTCTTGGCGGCGCGATTGGTGGAACGAGAAACGCCTTCCGGTCGAGAATTTCGGACACCCCAACGCATACCCTTAACGCCATAGTGAGCAAGTTCGTCATCTACGAATCTAATTCTTGTATCCATAGTCCCCTGGCTTCGGTTTGTAGGTTCCGGCATTGATTTGATCAATGTCTCGTATTCGTTGCTTGAAGTCTTTTTCATAGTATCGAACCGATCTATTGAGCAACTCCTGAGCGCGCTTTCGTTCCGCGGGTGTTTTTGCGCGTACGTACGAGGCCTTGGTCTTACTATATGGTCTAATTACCTTAGCCGCGTAATCCCGGTATCCCTCTGTAAAGGCTGCATTTCCCTTATGACTATTGATCAGACTTTTAGCTGAACCGTGGTACTCCATCCTTTTATAGACGGATCTAATACTATACGGGTTGATCATTTTGTAATGAAGCTTACCCGCTTTTCTACCCGCTTTACGGTCTCGCCTGTCCGCCAGTTGCTTGCGGACACCCCATTTCATGCCTTTGACACCGTGGTGGGCTAGTTTGTCATCGACGAATGTGATTCTTGTAGACATTGTAGATCTTTTCTCCGTGCTTTGTGTAGGCTCGAGATCCGGGAGTCTTCAGCAGACTCATCGCATAGTCTCCGGAAGCCATTACAGCGTTCAATGACATTTGGGCTGCCGCATTCGTGAGCTTCTCTTCGAACTTCTCACGATACTTAGAAGTGAGTCTTGAATGAGTGCTTTTCGGTTGAAGTCCTGCGTATTGGCGCTCTAGATTACCTCGAGTGATTGCTTCCTGGAGCTCCTCATTCGACATTTCGTGAACGCTCTTTTGAGGCTTTCGGGCGGCCTTCTTTCGAACACCCCACTTCATACCCTTGACGCCGAAGTGGGCGAGTTCATTCGATGTAAGGGGTAGCAACGCTCATCCTCCATTCGAGTTCGTTCTTAGCTTTCGTAATCGCATCCTGCACTGTCGCCGAAGCAGAAGGATCGAAGAGAAGCTTGGTTGAAAGTTTGATATACATCAGGACTTCCTTATGGATCGAAGCGGCATCCGTATCCGACGTGTATTCAGGGGTCTCGGTCAGGATTTGACCGAGGGTGAATACAGACATGTCGATATGACCCGAGATGGCTCCATCGAAAGATGTGTCATCTTCTTCGATGCCAAGATAGTCCTTAACGCTTTGAAGTAGGTTCACCATAGAATGGTGTCTCCTTCCGTTCGGACGTGTCCGACGAACCGTGAGGTCTCCAGAGTCCCGTAGTGAATCGCATTGTGGGTGTCTAGAGACACCGTGATAAGATTCTCGGGATCTAAGAGCGACTTACTTCGATGCAGTACGTCGTCGGGAGTGATTGGATTGATGTGATGTATGTAAATCGCATCAAAGATTTCGTAACCCTCACACGCAAGATCTCTTCCGAAGTCTCGAGTGATGATGTGGTTACGTAGATCGCGCCACTCCCTAGACGTATAGAACGTTTGGTTCAGATGTCTCTGATGTGCAAACGTCTGTTCGCCGACCATACCCGTTAGACGTAGGTAGCGATAGCGTTCCTCGAATGTTGGGAGTTCGATACATTCAGAATACGTCATCCGATCCACCGGAATACCTCCTCATAGCCTCGACGGCCTCCTTGACGAGCTCTTCAGTACGAGCAGCTGAAGCAATACTGTCAGCCTTCGCCTTGACGAGCTCGGTTTCCTGACGAAGCTTCTCTCTTTCGAGCTTATCGCGTTCGCCAGCTAGCTTGAGGTAGTGATTGATCGTGGAAGGCGACGCCGTTCCGTCTCGCAGCTGCTTCTCGGCCAAGGCCACTGCGAGATTGATCATCATGTTTTCCGATTCTTCGGGAGTGCGCGGGGCTTTTGACTTCCGCGCCACGAGTTTTCGTTCCTTTCGACAGAGTTACCTTGAGTTCTGGGACGTCCTAGAGCGCGGACCAACTCTGAAAAATCCTACTGGGAAGAAGCAACCAGTTCTCTAGGACATCACAGACCCCAAGGTTCGAATCCAAAATATCC